TCTAGTTTTACCCCCATTGGTCGCGGTAAAATGTTTTTTGTTGCCGCTATAACTGCTATATTTCTTGTTGCACCGCTCACAAAATAAGATATTTTCATATTTTGAGTATCGCTCATAATAACATCTTCTGCAAAAAAAGTATAAAGGCCGTCATCAATAGAGCCATTACTATGATCTGAATTGTTCTGGACAATCTTTAATTTTAATATTGTTCTATAATCATCATCAGTCAAAGATTGCGCACTTGATCCATTGGTATAATTTAAAAAGCCGCCACTGTCAGAATCAAAATTAGCATAATCAGTAAAGCCGCTGGCCGTGTCTGTGTTTACTGTTGCATAGGTGGACATGCTGAAAAAATTGCCCCCTGTGCTGTCAGTATAAAATCTATTAGCTCCGATATATTTACCCAATACATCAAGTTGTTTACCGATTGCAGTTTCTAAATCATAACCATCTAATACTTGACTTGCTATATTATCGCTTAATGTAGTTCTAACAAGTAAATCAATAGTAGCCGCCGCCTTCTCTTTATTCCTATATTGAATAATTAGTAAGTTTTTATAATATTCTATTGTGTTTTCTAGATCTATTGCCATTATAATATACTTATTGTTATTCTTGCATTATCAACGATCCACTTTTCTTCTAAGCTTGCCACCTCTAAAAAGTCAACCCAAGATACGCCGTCATCTGATATTTCAACATTTAAAGGCACGCCACCGCCTGAGCTGTCATTAATTCCATTTAAAGCAATTTGTGTTATGCTTGAAGTTTCTGCGGCCTCGCCTATTGTAAAAGTCAGATTATCAGTTATATATTGTTTGATTGCGTTTTCATCAAAAGCTTGTCCTGATATTGTTCTTTGTATATCAAATCTAATATAAAGTTCTTTTGATAAAGGCCTGTCAAAAGCTGCTTGAAATATACTGCCATTTATAGTTGTTATATCTACTGTAACCGCTCCTTTCATTCCTGCCCCTGCGTTTTTAGTGTTATATATAACATCAGCTATATCAGTATTAGCACCACCCTCGCAAATAACCCAAATTGAGTGTGCTGGTATTCCGTTGCTATCCGTAATATCTGTAAAGTTTTCATAAACCCTAACATCAGTTACACCCGCAACATCACTTAAAAGACCAGTTAGGCCATCAATAAAGCCCTTTGATCTATTAGCGCTTGATCTTGTTGCTCTTAGTCTTAAAGTTGAGTCTTGCTCGCCATCAAGTCCAATTTCTAAAGCTCCTGTCGGATTGTTAATGTTTGTAATACCCAAGATAATAGTTATTGGATTTGTTATTGTGTTTGGCGTTGTTGTTATTGAGCCTAAATCTTTTGCCCTAAATGTTAGATTATAAGTCCCAGCGCTAGGAGCATTAAAAGTATCAAGTAATATAAACTCAATTCCCGCGTCGCTTGCTACTGTATATCCTGTCCCGTCTGGATCAGTTGCGGCCGCGTCAAGTCCTTCTAGTGTTAAAGCTCTATCTGTTGTGATTTCTATTTGTTGCTGCGTGAATGTTGCGCCTTGCCTTGTAATACCTAACAAGCTAACTCTTTGATCTAATACAATACCTATCGCCTGCTCTAAATCAAAGCCTGAATTTATTTGTTTTAATACTTCTAATAAATCAAATATGTTTTGCGCTGATATGTTTATTTGCTGGCCGTCTGGCGTATTGCTTGCAACATTAATATCATTGCCATAAATTTCTTTGTAGCCATCTTCTAAAGCTGTTATAATTTCCTCTAAACTGTCTATTGTTAGGCCGTTTGCGTCTAATATACTCATACTGTTATATTGTTAGTTATTGTTTCGTTAGAATATATAGTAGTAATACTATAAGTTAAATTTAAGTTTCTGCTTGTGTTGGTGTAATCTAGGCTTAGATCTTCAATGCCTGTGACTCCCTCTGTTTGCAAGATTAAAACTTTTATATCTTCTTGTAATTCTCTTCTGCTGTTTGATCCTATTCTATTATACCAATCAATGCCGCCCTCTACATTAAAAAAACAATCACCCACCCATTCTTGCAATCTTGTTTTTAAATCTTGAGTTAATGCTAATAGATTTCTTTTATATGAAGCTATGCCATTACCGAAAGTCCAGTCGCCGTCTTGATCTATTGTTCTAATAATCATTTTAAAAGCCCTCCTATTCTTGAGGTTAAAGAAGATAGAGCTGAAGCCGTGCCAGAATCTATAGGCAAGTTTCCACTAACTGGATCTACTGTTTTTAAATTGGTTATTATATTGACAAGTTCTTCTAATATTGATTTTAGGTCATCTGCTGTATTTTTAAGCTCTAATTTATCATCTATGATAATAGATCCGCCGTTTTCATTAGTCAAGTTAATTTTTGCATTATCAATAGAAATTTTATTATTTAAATAATTAAGCTCTGTTGCTAGATTATTATAATCAGATATTTTGTTTATATCGCTTCTTATTCCTGCTATTACAACACCATCTGAAAAGTCGTGAGTTCTATTTGTATTAGGCCTTTGCACTAGCCCACTTTCCAGCCAATTATCCAAGTCTCTATCGTTAAAACATACAAGGCAAGGGTCACCATTATTGATAGGTATTGTTAACCCACCATTAATATTTTTTGCAACTATAACAGGGCAGTCTTCAAGTAATGGCATATCAATTAATTCTTCACTTGTTATTCCTGTTAATTTTACACTTTTGTCAACTAATTTTACATTTGCAAGTTGTTTTTCTGGATTAAAAGATTGTATTACTCCGACTCTGTGGCAGTTAAGATTAAAATTTACATTCTTAATTGTATTTAAAAATAAGTCTGCTTGATCTAATTTTGCTAATTGTACTGTCATATTATATCCCTTTTAATTCCTTGAGTAGTTTATCCCCAATAAATAATTGAAGATTTGTTATTAAATCGCCGCCTACTGCTCCAGATATTATACCTTGATGTTTTAGGCCTATAACTTTATACTGTCCGTCCCATATAGGATTGACACTAGATTTTATTTCTATTAATTGCTGTATTTGTATTCTAGGCTCAAACATTAGGCTAATATCAACTATATTGCCCTGTCTTCGTGGCGTTCCTAATAGGCCGCTTTTTGTTGTAATTAAAGGCACGAAAGGCGTTTTAATATATTCATCAAGATTCATTAGATTTATTTTACCTAAATCAATAAAAACTTTTTCACTAAAATATCTATTTGTTAATAAATAAAAAGCATTGCCATTTAAAGTAGCACTAGTTTTTATATTGCCTTCTATATTTCCAACCTTGCCGATTGTAACATCTTGAATTTCTGAAGCTACTTGTTTAAATAAATTTACAAGACTTAAGCCGCCTGCAAAAGTTTTAGAAATAGTTGAGTTATAAACACCGATCCCGCCATCTTGCGCGCTAATATAAGTTATTATATTTGTCCCTTCCCTGTAAGAGTCCGCTTCTAAAATATAGCCCTGAAATATTACCGACATTTCACTGTCTTTATTTAAAGCTGTTTCATAACCTGCTTGTAATATAACATATTTTCTATCCGTTAAATCGTTTAAGCTAGTTCTTGATTTAAAAAGCAAGTTTCTATTTTTTAAAGATAAGTTGTAAATTTTAATAACTGCTGAATTTAAACTTGATGCTGTATTTCTTTGTATATCAAATTCTATCGTTAAAGGGCTTCTAACAATTAAAGCCTCTTCATCGTTTATTTGATATGTTAACTTAAATCTTCTATTAAATTTTTGCGTAGTCATTAATTATTATAAAATTCTTGTTCTATTTCTACAACATCACTTTCATTAAGTAAAAACATTGACACTCTACCCGTTGAAAAATCATCAATAAATATTGGCTCGCTTCCATCGTTAGTAATAGCACTTAATCCAAAAGGTAATTGATTTTTAAAATTTCTTAGCATATTGGCGCTAGTGACTACCCTTGCATTATTGATAATTACTAGATCATCATAATTCAAAGAATAAAACCACCCTTGGTTGACATCGCTATATTGCAATTTTAACTCAAAAGTCTCGTTAGTTTCCGTGACTACTGTAAATTTTTGATTTGGATAATCTGTAATTTCCGTAATTTGTTTCATATTATTGTATCAATGATTTAATAGTATTAAGTCCAGATTCTTTAAAATTCTTTAAAGTTGAAACAAGCCCTGTTGCTTGCCCTTGATCTCTTTCTTCTGCTTTTTGATTTTCTGCCCTGCCTTGTGATTTTTGTTTTTTAGGATCAAAAGAGGCAAATTCAGTTGATACCTTTCTAAACTCTTTTAAGATAACCGTAAAATCCATTATATATTTATTATTATCTTGAACGGCTATAATATTTTCTATTGCTAAATCTGGTATAAATCCAAAAGGCGTATCAACAGACACTAGCTGCTTACCATCTCTTAAGGCTACAAAAAAGTTATAAGCCTTTGCTTGCTCTGTATCTGGTGGATTTAATTGTTTATATGCTTGAAATAAATTGATACCAGCTTCCACCGACTCATCTACTGTTTGCGCTGTTGATTCTTTTTCGCCTGTTAATAAATTATTTACTTGTTTTGCGCTATTTGTAATAATAGGCAAGTAGCTATTTAAAGTCGTTAGCTTCTGGCCTATCTCTTGAAATTTGTTTTTTTCTGCTTCTGGCTCTGTTTTTAACTCCCCAACAAATCCTCTTAAGGTATACATTTTAGCAGGCAATGCAATATGGTCGTGCCTTGCTGAATTGACTTCAACATAATGGTCTGTAATTTCTGATCTAATTTCTGCCTTGTGTTGTGTAAAAACATCAAATTCAAAGCCTGCAATCCCCAATCTTGCAACTGGTGACACTACATATTTACTAACTAAATTGTTTAAATTCTCTGTATTTTGTATTAATTTTTCTTGTGCTGATATATTTTCTTTTGTCATAAATGTAAAATTTTTTTACTTTTTTTAATTATTTTGCTTGCTTTTTAAATTTTTTTAATTATTAATTAAA